AACCACCTTTTTTCCTGATTGGGAAAAGAGAGAGCAGTTCCGGCTTCGGCTTCGGGTGCCACGTTAAACGCGTCACTCGAGGGGCCTTCAGCCATATTGCATATCTCAGGAAATCGTCCCTATCGCGATCAGTCTTGTACTGAAAGCGACAATATCGGAACGATAACCACCCTTGCGCGGACGTTGCTACAGTGTCGAATTTGACATCATAGCATTGTCTGATGCGCTGCCAGTCCGTTGTTTTAAGACCAGCATCATCAGGGAAATCACTCGGCACTAATTTAATCAAAATCTTGTGCTTTGTGAACAGCGAGAATAGATACGCTAGAAGTTCCTTGTCATACACATACGTCAGGCGACCAAAATACGAAATGTACTTTGGTAAAATCGCGTTGAGCGTTATGTACAACCAGGGTTCTAGCGCACTTTTCCTCGTTGAGGTAGGGGCCTTAAGCATAAAAGGCCGCACATTTGCACCGTGGTAATAATCACCACCACAGCTCTCCCGGAAGCCCGGACCCGAATCATAAAAGGATTTCTCCTGATTAACTCGGAAACCCACTTCCCCGCACAGAGACATGAACGTCTCTGCATGGATGGTAGGTAAGATGCAGTCATCGCCGAACACAGAGACCATTGCCCGTTCATCCTCTGTAGAGAGGATCGAATAGGGATTAGTCCGAGTGTCCTGCATAACGGCTGCAACGCCTAGACTCCAGAATACGAGAGTTTCAAGCGGAAACGTTCCCGCGTTGCCCATCGTACTGATCATGTGTAATTCCACTGATTCCCCTCGGATATTCATCCTTGGGCAGCGGAACATGACCACGTATCTAAACCACTTATCAGGCAGCAATTGCCTGAGCAGTTCAATGCTGACACAATCACTCGCGGAGGAAAAATCAATGGTCGCGGTTTTACCCGTAACCGATCCTCTAAAGGCAAGATCTTGATGCCAGCTAGGCAGACTCTCTACGTCCAAACCAACTTCTTTGAGACGGTTATACATAATCGCCATCAAGCTTTGCTGAAAGAACATATTCAGCGTAGGCTCAATTGCGATCATCCGCCTCTTAGTCGCAGATTTGGGTACGGTCGTAGCACGTGACTCTTCTACAATGTCAAACTCCTCCTGGATAACTTCTCCAGACTGGCGATTAAGTGTTTCAATCGCATCGCGCAACTGTATGTTGTCGACTAAGTATTGACGATAAATAGAAGTAACTTCTCTGGTCGTAGACAACGGCCAGGTGAATTTAGCTTCCAACGAGGTGTCCGCAAAGGACACTCCCCTGGTCACACCACCCGA